CAAGGCGAGGAGCTCGCCGAGGTGCTGATCCACGAGATGTTTCACGCCAGGTGGCCCGACCTTTCCGAGGAGGCCGTGACGGAGATGGCCCAGGAGGTCGCCGGCACGCTCTACGGCTTCGGCTTTCGGCACGAGGAGGAGCACGATGGCTGACAAGCGACCGGGCCTCGCTGACGCGATCCGTGCCGCCGTGCCGCCGGTGACGCGGCGGGCGGTGTGCTGGTGGGAAAAGCTCGACGCCGAGACGCTCGCGGAGCTGGAGGCGATCCGGGCCGACTTCCGCTCCGGCCGGCTCGGCCAGTCCAAGTCCGCCGTGGCCGCGGCGGTCGTCGCGGAGCTGTCGTCGCGTGGCCTCTCCGACATCGGGAAGCAGGGGGTGACGACATGGCTCGGCGCGGAATGAGGCACGCCGTCGCGGAGCAGGTGGCCGCGTCCGCGGCCTCTCCACCGCCCGACGCCGAGCAGGTGACCGAGCGTCGCTCCGGCGCGGAGATCGAGTACCGCTCGGTCTCGGCGACGATCCGCACCGTCGAGGATCTCCTCCGCCACATCGAGGCGGACATGACCCGTTTCGAGGTGTCGCAGAGCGAGGCCACGAAATGGGAGGTGGCCACCGTCGATCGCGAGACCGGCAAGCCGGTCGTGACGGTGCTGCACCGGGTGTTCGTCCGGCTCCGGCCGCGGTCGGGCCCGGCGACGGCGGAGATCGTCGAGGCGATGATCGCCGGCGCCGCGTCCGCCGGCAGGATCGGCCGCCCGGCAGCGAAGGCCGCGAAGGCCCGGCCCGGCCCGTGGCAGGTGCTCGTCGTGGCCGACTGCCACTTCGCGAAGTACGCCTGGGGACGCACGACCGGCGGCGACGACTACGACCTCGATCACGCCGAGCGGCTCGTGGGTGCCGCCGGCCGCCAACTCCTCGACCAGGGCGACGCCCACCGGCCGGCGCGGCGAACGATCGCCTTCCTCGGCGACCTGTTCCACTACGACACGCCAGACGCGAAGACGACCCGCGGCACGCCGCTGGAGCGGGACGGCCGGCTGGAGCGCATGGTGGAGACCGGCTCGCGGGCGCTCGTCTCGCTCGTGGAGCGGTCGGCGGAGACGTGTCCCACCGACTGCGTCGTCGTTCCGGGGAACCACGACGAGACGATGACGGCATGGTTTCGCGTGCTCTTACGCACCCATTTCGCACGGGACAAGCGGGTGACGGTTCACGATGTCTACACGCACCGGCAGTACCTTGAACACGACGGCACGCTCCTGGGATTCGCGCACGGGGACAAGGCCAGGGCGAAGCTGCCGAGCCTCATGTCGCTTGAGGCCGGCGCCTCCTGGGCGCGGTGCTCGTGCCGCGAGGTGCACACCGGGCACCTCCACAAGCAGGCCGCCAAGATCCGCCGCGTCGTCGATTCGGACGGCATCGACACGGTCGACGGCGTCGTGGTGCGGATCGCCCCGGCCCTCTGTCCGCCGGACGACTGGCACGCCCAGGAGGGGTGGATCGGGAGCCGGCAGGCGATGGAGACGTTTTTCTACGACCGCGGCCGATTCGCGGGGATGCTCGTGGCCGACGGGCGCGCCCCTTGCGACCGCGCGTAGGCTGGAAGACATGCTCACCGACGCCGAGATCGCCGAGATCGACCAACGCATCCAGCGGGCCGGCGCCGCGAATTGCTGGACGGGCACGGCCGGCACGATCGCCGCCGACGCCCGCCGGCTCGTCCGTCACATCCAGGAGGCCGCCGCCGTGTGCGAATACCCCGCCGATCACATCCTCCGCGGCGAGCGAGAGCTGCGGGACCGGCACTACCTCGGCGACGAGGCCGCGATCCTCACGGAGGACGACGTGGCCGAGCTGGCCGACGAGACGAGGAAGGCCGCCGACATCGGCGGCGCCGTGACGCCGCTGCCGGAGGCGGCGGGGCCGACGGAGGCCGTGCGGCTCCTCGACACGGCTCGGGCGGCGGTGATCGACCGGCACGCCACGTACGGGCCGCCGCGGGAGCATTTCGCGCGGACGGTCGGCATGGTCAACGCCCTCTTCGCCGGCGTGCTCGTGCGTCCGCTCACGGTGGCGGACTGGGCCCGGATCATGCTCCTGGACAAGCTCGCCCGCGATCTGGGGCCGCGCCCGCACGCCGACAACGCCGTCGACCTCGCCGGCTACGCCGCGTGTCTCGCGGAGTGCCAAGCTACTCCGCCGGACCGGCCGGCAGCGGCATCCAGTGGGTGATGTTCTCTGGCGGGTATCCCTTGTCCAGATCGTCGCCGAGCGTCCAGATCGTCTCGGGCACGATGTAGTACTGCCGGTACTCGCGCCATCCGATGTCCGGCATGTTTCCTCCCTTGTGCCAGACGAGGACAGAGACGCCTTCATCTGGAAGCCGCTCCGCCACCGGAATCCAGCGGCTTTCATCGCGAAGTCTGGCGATCTCCTCGGCGGCTTCTTCGAGATGACGCTCCCAAGGGCCGGAATCCCCGGACGCGGCGATCAGCAGTAGACGGTCCACAATATCGCTCATGGCTGGTCCTCCGCGGTGATCCTACCACCGCCCGCAAGAGTGCCAGTCCGCACCCCCTCCGGGCTGACCGCCGGGGCCGGGACGATAAGTGGCGAGGTGCACATGATCGCCCGCCCGACCCACTGGCGCGCCACGCACGACGGCCGCGAGAGTGTCGCGGGTCCGGGCGGGCATGGGTGCCTTCAGTCGCTCGCGACCAACGGCGCGAAGACCGGCAAGATCACCTCGCGCCGGTACACCCGCGACGACCTCGAGCTGCTTGCGTTCCGGTACGGCATCACCGTTGAGGCGGTGAAGGCCGCGATCTCCCAAGGGCTCCTGGAGACGCTCGATGCCCGCCACCGGTAGCCTTTCCGGCGTCGTCTCGACGACGACCGCGATCACGCAGACGCAGTCCGACACCGTCGGCGCGTCGTCCCGTGCCGTGACGGTCGGCACCAACTACCAATTCAATAGCGTCTCCGGACCGCTCGCCGATCAGCTCTGGGTCAGCAACCGATCCGTGACCGGCGGGCAGTCGGAGACGATCGACCTCTTGGCCCTCGCCGACACGATCCAGGGCGCGACCGGCGTCCAGACGATGCGGCAGGTGCGTCTCGTCCGCGTGACGTGCAACGAGACCGCCACCGGGCCGCGGATCGTCGTGGGCCCCTCCGGCACCAACGGCTGGGGCCGCGTCGCCGGAGAGGTGGGCCCGGGCGGTGAGCTGCTCGCCGTGCAGCAATCGCACGCGTGGGGCGTCACCGCGACCGAACGTGGCGTGACGATCAGCGCCACCGGGACCACCGGCCCCGTGGCCTACTCGATCGTAATCGCCGGCACGGCCGCCACCGGACCCACGGGATACTGACCATGACCCCTGAACAACTCCAGGCCGCCGTCAGCGGCTTCCTTGCCGGTGCCCGCGACAAGGCCCGCGGCGGTCTCACCGTCGCCGAGTTCGGGAGCCTCGTCGTCGAGCTGCTCCGCCTGACGGTCGCCGGCCTGGACACGATCGGCGGCATGGACGGCCCGGCGAAAAAGGCGTGGGCGCTCGCGTGCGTCGGCACGCTCTTCGACTCTGTCGCCGACGCCGCGGTGCCGCTCCCGGCCCGGCCGGTCTGGTGGATCGTCCGTCCGGCGGTCCGGTCGCTGGTGCTCGCCGCGGCCGGCGGGGCGCTCGAGCAGGTGCTGCGACTGACGCGGGCGGTGCCCGCACCGGAGGCCACCGCGTGACGATCCCTCTCCCGCTGCTGTTCGTCGCCGCCGCCCTGGCGTACCTCTCGTGGCGTGGCTCCGCGGCCCCCGCCGGCGCGCCGTCCCTGCCGCCTATTGGGCCGCCCGGGCTCGCGCCCCCGGGCGCGCCGGCGACACCGGCCGCCGGCGGGGTGACGCTGTTCCGGGTCGCCCCGTGGATCCTCGTGGCGTGGCTGGCGTTTTCGCAGTTCGCGAATCGCGAACGTCCCGACGTGCCCCCGCCCCCGGCCCCGGTGGTAGGGCTCGATCTCCGCGGGAAGTTCGTCGGCGCGGAGGCTGCGGCGGATGCGGCGATCACGGCGGAGCTGCTCGCCGCGCTTGCGGACGCGATCGAGTACGACGGCGCGCACGACCGCCGACTCGCGACCGGTGCGCAGCTGGCCGACCTCCGCGCCGCGGCCCGCGAGTACCGCACGGCCGGGGTCTCCCTCGGCCAGCGGCAGCCGCTCGCCCGGGACGCGATCAAGGCGTTCCTCGACCAAGAGGTCGGCACCGACGGC